AGTGGTTGGTGTGTACAACTGCCAGCCCGGGCCTGGGACTGCAACGGCATTACTGGTTGGCTGGCAAAAAGAAAGAAGGCGACAACAAGGCAAAAAAGTTCTTGACTGAACTGTACCCCAATTTGAGACCCAACGAGATTGAATTACTTGAACAAATCAACACCCGAGACGATCTTAAAAATCTGGCTAGAGAATTCGGCTGGGACGACAAGCGAATCAAAGCCGAACTATAAGTGTCGCTACTGCGAGCGCACATTTGCCAAAGAATCCACTTTGGCAGCGCATCAGTGCGAAAGCAAACGTCGTTGGCAACAGGAAAAAGAAGTTGGTGTTCAAATTGGATTCCAAAGTTATCTACGTTTTTACGAGCTGACACAGGGATCAACCAAGAGCAAGACCTATGCTGATTTTGCAGTCAGTTCCTATTACACAGCGTTTGTGCGATTTGGCAGGTACATGGTGGATGTACGTGCTGTCAATGCTCGAGACTATTGTAATTGGTTGCTCAAGAACAACAAGAAATTGGATCAGTGGTGCCGTGACAGCTATTATTCAGAATGGCTTGCCGACTACATACGACGAGAACCAGTGCAAGATGCACTTGAACGTGCCCTAAAGGAGATGCAAAACTATGCAGACCATCATCCAGAACTTAAGAATGGCTTTAACGATTATTTTCGCTACGGCAATACCAATCGTGTTATACACCATATCTCCACAGGACGAATTAGTCCGTGGGTGTGTTATAACTGCACTAGTGGAATTGAATTCCTCGAACAGCTTAGTGCAGATCAATCCGAGTTGATACTACCACAAATTGATCCTGCTTATTGGTTTGATCGTTTCCATCACTATGCCGCAGATGTTGACTGGGTCAAAGAAATACTGCAGGCAGCCGGTTTATGATCAGCATGACATTGAAACTGGATCAGGTGCGTCCCGATGGTATGGGCATCTTGGGTTGGCGTGCCACCTTGGGTGCTGAGATCAGTAGATGGTGCAAGGAACAGGGCATGGTACCTGATCAGGACTACGATTGGTCGTTTATACCCAAATCGCAGGAGGTGCGTTTTAGATTCTACGGTGTCAATGACTCGTATGCCACACTATTTGCTTTACGTTGGGCACAATACCTATGAAATTTCGCAGTGACATTGATATCGACTTTGGTGATCGACAACAGATATTAAACCTTGTGCCACACACAGATGCGGTCATTGTACGCAATGGCGAAATGACTCGTCATAATACTGGGGTTTATTTCACTGACATTCCACACAATCCCGTGAGTCGTACATCCACCATTGACTATCGTGAAGCTGAAGATCGCGGCTACATCAAGTTGGATTTTCTCAATGTGGGTGTGTACAGTCAAGTCAAAAACGAGCAGCATCTTGAAGAGCTGATGCGGCGTGAACCAGCTTGGGATAGGCTATATGAACCAGAGTTTTGCCAACAGGTCATACACATTGGTAACCACTACGACACCTTGATTCGCATGCCCGAAGCTGTAAACAGCATACCTAGAATGGCCATGTTCTTGGCTGTGATGCGACCAGCCAAGCGTTATTTAATCGGGGAAACTTGGAGCACAGTGGCCAAGACTGTGTGGGACAGACCCAGTGATGATGTGTATTATTTTAAAAAGGCTCACGGCGTGGCCTATGCACACCTAGTGGTGGTGCACATGAATCTGTTAAGCGATCTTTCTAACTAGAGTTATTGATCTGCGTTTGGTTCGTTTGGCAGCAATTTCTTTAAGACTCACGTGCGGGCCAAACTGTATTTTTACATCTCGACTGTTCATGGTTTTTAACGAGATTCTAAACTCGGCCCAGTCGGCTTTTAAAAACACATTGATGGGAATAAGACGATTGCTTTCCCACCACCATTGATCGCCCAGGGCCAAAAATCTTAATTTTTGCTCTTCGGTCTTGAGTACGCCATAGTCGTAGATGGTGGTAATGATATCGTCTACGTTTTGTATGATGCCAATATAGTCATTACCGCCATATGTTAGGTAGCTAATAAAGGGGTATTGATCCAGCAGTTTTTTTATGTCTTGTTCTTGCACAGTCAATAGGATAAATAGGTTATAATGATTTCCATCCAAACTTATTTATATAACCAAACAGTGGACATTCAAATTTTGGACACTGGAATCTACACCGTAAGGAACAGAGCTGTGTATGTACGCCCCATAAAAATATACCAAGGAATTGACAATCCTATAGTAGTAAGCGTGAGAAACCAAGATCAAAAACCCTTGAACGTCACCAATTTTAGAGTGGAAGCTGCCATACAAGATTCCACCATTGAAAGTACTATAGAAACTTTTCCAGTGGTCTGGAGCGACATCATTCACGGTGCTGGCTATTTCACAATACCAAGAACCACCTTGGATATTTTAGATTTGAGATTTTATCAAATCACATTCAAGATCATTAACTCCAGCAACAACACCGAGCGTCCCATGTACACCGATGCCAACTACGGAGTTCCACTAGAAGTAGAAGTGCTACCAGCTTATTATTCTACTGCAAACGTAAAAGATACCACAGTATACACCATTGATGCAGGCACCATATGACCGTAAGTAACCATTTAATAATTCAACAAGTGCTGCTCAAACGCGGCAACACCGCGGTGGCATCAGCCTACACCGGCCCCATTGGCGAAGTAGTGGTTGACAGTGATCTAATGTCGTTGCGAGTACAAGATGCTGCCACTCCAGGCGGTTGGCTCATGGCCAGCCAAGCACAGGTTGCTGGCATTACTGCTAATATTCCCGCCCTGGTTACTACATTGATATCTAACGTGGCACCAGCCACCAATCAGCTGACCAATGGTTCAGCTCAGTTGTATCTTGATTCAGATGGCAATATTACTCTACCAAATGCCAGTACCATAACCAATACCAATGTGGGTTGGACCATGACCGCGGCCTTGAACGCCACTGGTGACACCAGTGTGCAGACCAACTCGCTGTTTGTGTTGATTACTGATCCGCAAAAGGTAGCCGATATCACTGCGGCTCCCACCAACTTCCATATTGACTTTAACGGTGGTCCTACCAATGCCACCATCACCAGTATCACCGCATTGGGTTCGGGTGTGTATACCCTAACTGGAACTTGGCCAGAAAATGCCACCGGCTTCCCCATTGTCATCACCAGCGATAATTTTGTGGCCAATGTCACAGGTATCTCTAGCAGTGCTGGCTTGGTATTCAACACCAGTGGCGGATCATGGGTATTTGGAGCCGACGGTGCACTCACATTCCCATCTACCACTCGTGGAACCAGTGCTGGTATCAATGTCAACTCCACTGACATGACTGTGGCCACCACAACCGGTAACATAGCCATTTTCCCTGGTAGCTCGGTTTACCCAGGCGATAGTCGTTGGGTGTTCAACACCGATGGCGGATTAGAAGTGCCCACTAACGGAACCATTTCGTATACACCCAGCACACCAGGTTCTTGGAATTCAACACCACCCACCACAGTACAAGAAGCACTGGACAGAATAGCTGCATTGCTGGTGGTACTGCACAGCCCGGGCGCATAAGGCAATAAAACCCATAATTAAAACACCGTTCAATTTGACTTTGTGCGGTGTGTATAGTATACTTGTTAGATGAATTCTGACTTTCTAGTGACCTTTATAAATGGTATTTTGCCGGCACGCCGTAAATCTACCAGCAAAGGTTGGGTCAGCTTTAATGCACCCTGCTGCCATCATCGTGGTGAAAGTGCAGACACTAGAAATCGTGGCGGTATCATACAAAACGGGGATGGTGTCAGCTATCACTGTTTCAACTGCAACTACAAGACCAGTTACCAACCCGGACGACCACTCAGCTATAAATTTAGAAAATTGTTGAGTTGGTTGGGTGCCAGCGAAAACGACATACGCCAGCTGGTGATTGAGTCGATTCGAGTAAAAGAATTTTACGAGCTAACCAATCCCGAACCCGTAGCTGCTGTTGAAGAAAACATCACATATCAGGCACGACCTCTGCCACCTGAGGCAACCAGTTTTAACGGCATGGTAGAGTTTTATGAATTGGCCAATCGTGTCGACTATCCCCTACAGTTTGTTGAAGCAGTCAAGTATGTCAGTGATCGCAAAATTGACATGCAACGATATGAATTTTTATGGACTCCGCACCATGAGCATAAATTATCACATAGAGTCATAATACCTTTTGTGTGGCGCGGCGACACCATAGGATATAGTGCTCGAGCAATTGTGGATACTGTCAAGCCCAAGTATTACACCGAGCATGAACCTGACTTTGTGTTTAACCTAGACCAACAACAGCCGGGTGCCAAATTTGTCATAGTATGCGAAGGACCGTTTGATGCCATGAGCATTGATGGTGTATCGGTACAAGGCAGTGAGTGCAGTGAACGGCAGGCCAACTTGATTGACAATCTGGCACGTGAAGTCATTGTGGTGCCGGACTTTGATGTCAAGGTAGATGAGCGTACTGGACGGCGGCGGTGGGCCGGAGCTGCCTTGATCGACCATGCTGTTGAATACGGCTGGAGTGTCAGCTTTCCAGTCTGGAGCGAGACCTGCAAAGATATAAATGAAGCTGTGGTCAAATATGGTAAATTGTTTGTGTTACGTACCATATTAGATTCAGTGGAAACCAGTAGATTAAAAATTGAATTAAGAAAGAAGAAATATGTCTAAGGAATACAGCGCAGATCTACAAAAGTTGTTTTTGGAGATCATGCTGAATGATGCCAGCACTTTTATTCGAGTGCAGAACATTTACAATCCTGAAAATTTTGATCGTGGTCTAAGATCCGCTGCCGCGTTCTTTCAAGAGCATGCCACAGCACACAAGACCTTGCCCACTAGAGAGCAAGTACAAGCTGTGTGTGGAATTGAATTAAAACCAGTACCTGAACTCAATGAAGGGCACAGCGATTGGTTCTTAGACGAGTTTGAAGCATTTAGTCGCAGGCAAGAACTTGAACGTGCTATCCTTAAGGCAGCAGATTTGTTGGAAGCTGGCGACTTTGATCCAGTTGAAAAGTTGATCAAGGATGCGGTGCAAATCAGTTTGACCAAAGACATGGGCACTGACTACTTTGCGGATCCAGCCGCACGTATCAACCGATACTTCAACAATGGTGGTCAAGTCAGCACAGGTTGGCCGCAAATGGATCGTATCTTGTATGGTGGCATGAGCCGAGGCGAGCTGAATATCTTTGCTGGTGGATCAGGATCAGGTAAATCTCTTGTCATGATGAACATGGCTTTGAATTGGCTACAGGTGGGCATGAGTGGCGTTTACATATCACTAGAGTTGAGCGAGGAACTGACCAGTTTGAGAACCGATGCCATGTTGACCAATACCGGCACAAAAGAGATTCGCAAAGACATTGACACCACTGCACTCAAGGTTTCCATGCACAGCAAAAAGTTTGGTAAGTATCGTGTCAAAGGCATGCCGGCACAGAGCACAGTCAATGACATACGTGCTTACTTGAAAGAAGTACAAATACAGACCGGTATTGGCATTGACTTTGTCATGGTTGACTATCTTGACTTGGTGATGCCGGTCAGCGTCAAAGTCAACCCCAACGATCAGTTTATCAAGGACAAGTACGTGGCTGAAGAACTACGTAACTTGGCCAAGGAGATGGGCATACTGCTAGTCACTGCCAGTCAGCTGAATCGTAGTGCTGTCGACGAACCCGAGTTTGACCATAGCCATATTGCAGGCGGTATCAGTAAGATTAACACAGCAGATAATGTGTTTGGTATTTTTACCAGCAGAGCCATGCGTGAACGTGGCAAGTATCAGATACAATGTATGAAATCGCGTAGCAGTACCGGTGTTGGCCAAAAGATTGATTTAGAGTACAACATCGAGACCATGCGTATCACTGACTCAGGTGAGACTGCAGAACCCACTACCACCAAGGCCAGCGATATCATGAATCAAATTAAAAACTCGCCAGCACCCACTGCAGGCAAGATCACAGCCAAGTCTGAAAGCATAGATATCAAGAAAATACTGGCCGACAGAAAGTCCAGTTTGCGTAACACCACCGATGTTTGATTTGAAAATCCTTTTTTAAAAATTCCAATAAATAATCAAACCCCGGAGAGAATTTTGCAAAAAAAGACCCGTAGTATTCTTGATGAACTAGATACATTGCCCACTACACGTGACAAAGAGCAGCTGATCGAAAGTCGTGCCAGCCATGTCATACAAGGTGCTATAAATCTCATCAACTACTTTAAAGAAAGCTATGATTCAGCCACTGCTCTTGAACTTGAGCGTAGACTGTTAAACAGCATCAAGTCACAAGACACCGCAAAATTCACCAGAGGAATTAGGAAAATAAAATGAGATTTTCAGAAATACATGAAGCTGGTGGTTGGTGGGATCGTGCAAAAGAATTCTTTAATCCCCAATCCCAATACCAAGCTAGACCCTACGAGCC